AATCAGGTTGTGCGTTCTTACCGGCTCGACCGGATTTCCAGCATCTCGCAAATGACCGGAGACACGGCGATACCGATGCCGTTCATGTATGACAGCGTGAAATTGAACCTTTTCCCGAACGGAGTTCCTGAAACCGAATGAGCATTCACGAAGTCCATCACGAATCCATGTCCGCTCCGGTGTTTCCCAAAAAACCGGAAAGCCCCGTGGATTATCACAAGATCGTCGATGAGGCGCAGGAACGTGCGCGTGAACTAGGTACGGCTCAGGGAAGCAACCTTAACAGCGTAGAGTTTTACGACCCCGTAAACACGGCCAAAGCCCTAACCCTTTTCGCTCAAAGTTTCCCGTATTCGAGAGTTGAAGAAGAAACCGGGCTTTCTCGTCACACGCTGATTCGGCTGAAGTTCGATCACACCGCAAACATCGAGAAAATGAAGCCGTATTTTGCGCGGCAATTTGCGGTCCTTGCTGATGTGGCGTCGGATTTGCTGATGCAAAAGTTCGATAGGCTCTATGAGAATCCAGAGCAGCTTGACATGATTTCGCCAGACCGTCTTGCGGTGACAATCGGCGTGATGACCGACAAGGCCGCGCAGCTTGCCGGAATGGCCAGCGTGACCATTGAACACCGCAAGGGCGCATCCATCGAGGAGGCGCTTGAATTCCAGAAAGCCGTCCGCGAACGCATCAAAGCGACGCAAACCGTGATTGAGGCCGAAGTATGCTGACTTGGAAACCACACCCGATTCTAGCGCCCCCATCGGACAACGAGATTTCCGTGATGGAGCCGGAGGAAATTGTTCGCTTCCACTCGCTCTATCACGAAGCGATCGACAACGCGGAGAAGGACCCGTTCCGTTATGGCTTTGACTTGCCGCACTGGAAAAAGGTGGACGCCTCGCTCGAGGAAGACGACGAAGCGTTGATTCTGGGCGGAAACCGTAGCTCCAAAACGAACTACTCCGCAAAGGCCGTCGTCAAGGCGTTGGTGGAAAACCCGGATTCGGAAATCTTCTGTTTCGCGCAAAACGCCAAGGTTTCCATTCGACAGCAGCAACGCGAGATTTGGAGATACCTGCCAGCGGAATACAAAAAGAAGATTCTCGGGCAAACGGCTAACATTTCCTACACCAAAAAGAATGGCTTCACGGATTCCAGCTTTATCCTTCCTAACGGCTCGCAAGCCATCTTCTTGACTTACTCGCAATTCCAGCAGGACGACACAATTCTGGAAGGCGCGGAACTCGGGAGCAAAAACCCGAAATGGATCAACATCGGCGCATGGCTTGACGAGTATCTGGGCGGACCCGCGCTAATTGACACGATCCGCAACCGTCTCGCTACCCGCAACGCCAAGCTGTTAGTGACGTTCACCCCCATTCGCGGCTGGACTGAGGTTGTGCGGTCTTATCTTGACGGCGCGAAAACCGTGGAAAGCGCCAAAGCGGAAATGCTGAACGGCGAGCTTTTGCCAGTGGTTCAGAAATGCCGCCACCGCAGCGCGACGGTGCATTATTTCCATTCGGTCAACAACCCGTTCAACGATTACGACCGCTTGAAGCGGAACCTTGCCGGGGCATCGCGTGAGCAGATCCTAATCCGCGCTTACGGGGTTCCCACAAAGTCCTTCACCACCGTATTCCCGAAGTTCTCGACCGCTGTAAACGTCGTCAAGGCGCAGGACATTCCAAAGGTGAACGTCACACGGTATCAGATCATCGACCCGGCAGGACGCAAAAACTGGTTCATGGCGTGGGTTGCCGTGGACGCCAAAGGCACGTTCTGGGTTTACCGCGAATGGCCGGGTGTGGACGTTGGCGAATGGGCGGAACCCGGCGATGATGGCGGATGGAAAACGGGTGAAGGATGCCGGGGTCAAGGGTTCGGGATTCGCGACTACTTGGAATTGATCGAGAACTTGGAAAAAGACCCGCTAACCGGGGATGCCGAGGAGATTTTCGAGAGGCTGATTGACCCGCGCCTTTCCGCCGCGAGGTATCAGAAAGAAGACGGCGATTCGTGCTTGCTGGACGACCTGAACGAGATGGATTTCGACGTTAAGCCAGCCCCCGGCGACAACATCGAGGACGGCCTGCAAAAGCTCGTTGATCTGATGAGCTACGACACCAACAAGGACATTGACGGGCAGAACCACCCGCATTTCTACGTTTCCGAGGAGTGCGAGAACATCATTTCCGCGCTTGGCAACTACACATCCGAGGGCGGCAAGGACGAACCTTGGAAAGACCCGATTGACTGCCTGCGCTACGCCGCCGCCGCCGATATCGCCCATTTCGACGAACGAACTTTTGTTGTTTCCAGAACGGGAAATGGGGGGTATTAGATCCACACGACAACGACACGATGACCACACAAATTCCAGCGATCAAACAAAGCGAGGCCGCGCAGATTCTAGGCATCGCGCCAGCCGACATGAAGGCGTTCCGAAATGCTAACCTGAAAGATGGCGAATGGTGGAAAGACGGCGTTCCGATTGTGTGGAGTCGCGAGGCGTTTGAGCGCATCCAGCAGGCAAGCTCCAACGTGCAAGTTCCAGTGGAGCGCCCTCCGTTCGATGACCTTCGCAAGCAAACAACGCTAACCGTCCGCGCCATCAAAGCGAGCCGCAACACCCGCTTTCTATATGCCGACCTGAACGGCGAACGAATCTCAGTGAAATGCCACCCGCGAAAACGTGACGCGCTGATTGGAAAAACGATACGCGTCAGCGTCGAAACCACCGAAGGACAAACCACCTACACCCACGAACCATGAGAACCCGCCGCCGCAGACTGATCGCACGCAAGAACGGACTAGCCGCGTCTGTCGATAACCCGACAATTTCGGAAACTCCGATCACTGAGGAAAAACTTAGTGAGGTGCTTGAAACGATTTGCGCCAAGCCAGCACCGCCGACCAAACAAGCCAAGAAAAACGCCAAGAAATGAGCGAAGAACTGATCTACGCGTCCACGGAACCGGACATTGGAGAGCTTTCAGAAGCGTATGAAAATGCGATTCTCGAACTCGACACTTACTTTGACGAATGCGCCACGGCTTACGACGACCGCCGCAACATTTGGCCGGGAAAACAGTCTGACTTACGGAAGCATGGCGCAACCGCTTTCCCGTGGGAAGGCGCGTCAGATCAGGAGGTGAACGTAGTTGGCGAGCGGCTAGATACCTACGTTGCCCTGTGTTTGCAGGCGCTTCACGGCTCGCATATCAAGGCTTTTGCCACCAACCCGGCCACGATGGGGCGGGCAGCGGTTGTGTCATCGTTCCTAAAGTGGATGCGGACGACCTACATTCCCGACTTCAAGGGACAGATGGAGCTTGGCGCGAACTATCTGTTTGAGAAAAAAATGATGGTTTCATACATCGGGTGGAAGCGCGAGAAACGCACATACCTTTCCACGGTGACAATGGAGCAGATCGCCCAAACATCGCCCGAGATGGTTGACATGATTTTATCCGGGTCGAATGACGAGGAAATCACGGCCACGTTGATTCAGACGTTCGACCTATCAACGCCACGGGCAAAACGGGTCATCAAGGATCTTCGCGAGAAAGGTGAAGCTGACATTCCGACGCCGCGTTATTCCGTGGATTGCCCGATTGTGCAAGCCTGCGCTCCGGACGGCGAGGTTATCATGCCGTCATGGGTGACAGACCCGCAGCGTTCGCCGTGGATCATCTGGCGCACGTTCATGACTCCGCAGGAAATTGAGAAGAAAGTCACCGCCAGCGGATGGGATCGGGAATGGGCCGACTACGCGATTGAAAGGCTGGTCGGCAAGGATAACGACAAGATTGACGGCGAGAAGCAGAAGAACCAACGCCGTCCGATCATTTGTGACGATGACTCGCTTGTGATGGTGCTTTACGCTTATCAGCGTCTTATTGACGATGAAGGAGCGGAAGGTATCTATTGCACGATCTTTCACCCGGACGCCAAGGACGCCGGACAGGGATACGCGAAACACGAACTCGCCAACGGGCATGACGATTACCCGTTCGTGTTCACTTCGATTTCACGCGACCAGAAACGGCTTTACGAAGGATCGTCAATGACGATGGCCTTGCGGGGTCCGCAAATGCAGATCAAGACGGAGCGCGATTCACGCGTTGACCGCGCAAGCATGGCCACGTTGCCGCCGCTGATGCACCCGGCAGGAAGACCGCCCAGCGAGTGGGGACCGGGCCGCAAGGTGCCATACCGCAGGCTTGGGGAAATCGCTTTTGGGCCAACGCCCGCCATGGACTCGGGAAGCATCGAAGTCGAACAGTCGATGCGATTGCAGGCCGACCGCGCCGTTGGACTGGATTACGAACACCCGTCCGCGTCGGCTCGTCAGGCGTTCTACATTCGCAAGTTCCTTGACCATGTGAAGGAAACGCTTGCCATGGCCTTCAAGCTCTATCAGCGCATGGGACCGGATAACGTGTTCTTCTCTGTGACAGGCATTGCCGACCCGCAGACGATGACCAAGGGCGACCCGGACGAGAATTATTCCATCATCGTGGATTTCGA